GGGCATTCAGGTCGGTATAGCTTGGTCTCGCGTAGGCGGTCACAGGGGGGCTCGCACAATGAACTTTCGTCCATTGTGGAAGCCCGTGACTTCAAGAAAAACGCTGGAAATGTTTCCCGCAGGCTCCGGCAGCGTCACTTCCAGAACCTCGATGTCGGTCAGCGCCGGTGCCCGCACCGTCAAGGCGGTGCGCACCATGGCCAGCGCCTCAAGCCTGGCGTTGCTGTTCAGCGGCTGGCGGCGCACGTGCCACAGGCCGCTCCCGGCTTCCGGGTCGGCATACCAGCCGCGCCGGTCGAAAAGATCATCCACCCGGCTAGCCGGGGCCTCGGCATCGGTATAGAGCACACCGAAAACCAGCGTGGCCGCTGCCGCGTCGGCGTCGGCCTGGGCAGGGTCATCGACCGCCAGGTCGAAGCGGCCCCAATCCGTCTGCACCAGTTTCAGCATGTCAATTCACTCCCGAGGTCGGCGCACCTGGCGCATTGCTGGTGTGGGTATGGCTGTCGCTCACGTTCTTGCCGTTCACCGTGAAATCGTTGGTGACATGGAGGCCGCCCTGCATCTGAGCCGCGCCGCCGTCCGTACCGTAGTAGCCGCCGTTGGAGTTAGTCTGCCCCATCACCACCAGGTTGCCGCCGATCTTGGCGTCCTGCGTCGTCTCGAACAGGGGCGTGTCGGCGATGACCTTGGTGGCGGCCTTGGCCTCAATGATCCCGCCGCGCTTGATGTGCACCCAGTTCTCTTCGTCGTCATGGATGGCCACTTCGCCCTCCACCAGGTCCATCTGGTAGCGCTTGTCGCCGATCACGATGGCCACGCCGTAGGAGCGGTCGCCGCTGGGGAACAGAAGGTAGGTCTGGCAGCCAGGCTTGGGCCGATACGAATAGCCGTAAGGCTCCACACGGTTGAGGTTGTGCAGCGGCTCTTCATCCAGCACACGCGCTTGCACCTTGTCCGCACCGATCATCAGGCCGACGCCCTGGGCGAAGAGCAGCTGGAGCCGGGTCCAAATCTGGCCAATCACTTCCTGCCTCCCTTCACTCCTGCGCCACGCTTGGCCTTCTTCTTTTCCTCGCCGATGAAGGCGTTCCGGTGCATGACCTGCAACAGCGTCACGCTGCCGCCCTTGTCATCCAGGCGGAAGGTGCGCTCGCCGATCAGGAACACGTCGTCGATGCCCTCTTCGGGGATGATGACCCGCACCTGGGTGTTGATGGCCCACAGCTGCCAGTTTCCGCCCTCATCCTGGTAGCGCCAGCCCGGCACCTCCAGTTCGATGCGATGGGCACGGGCCAGCCGCCGGTTGCGCTCCAGGTTGGCCCTGCGGTCGCAGCCGCCCAGACCATGGCCATGCCGGTCGGCGACGATGTGCATGGGCCGGAAAAAGCTGATCCCGCCATCCTTGGCCGCGCCCTTCAAGGCCGCGTCGCTGGCGTAGTCGTAGCCCTTGATGACGTAGTCGGAGAAGCGCAGCTTGAACTCATCGACCACCTCGTAGCGCTTGATGTGCACCCCATATACCAGGGAGGCGACGGGCGCAGCGTTGGTCGGCTTGGTCAGCACCAGGCCGCCATCCGGGAGCGGGTAGAGCAGCAGATTGGCCGCCCGCACCGCGTTGATGAGGGCATTGGCCGGTAGCTCGCACTGCATGGAGAAATCAGGCACCACGGCGGTTTCCGCCTCGATCTTCACAGGCACTTTGAAGGTGCTGCAAATGCGCTTCACGATCTCGCCCAACTTGAGGCCGGACAGGGTCTTGGAATACTGGCAATCCACCAGTTCCCGCCCAAGCGACCGGGCTTCGATATAGATGGCGTGGCTGTCGGCATCGACCTGGCGGCGGACGCTGTCCGGGCGGACCTTCGTCACTAGGCCGTCGCCGATCAGCACGTCGGCCACCGTGTTGGCCGTCAGGCCCAGGGAATCCCCGGTGCCGGGGCGGGTGATGGCCAGGCGCACCGAGGCGCACAGGTCATCCACTGACTCCCGGATATCGACCTTCTGCCAGTAGCCGTAGCGCAGGCCGTCGAAACGGATCTCGGCCAACACCTCATCCATAGACCCGGCCCCTTACGAACAGCGGATGCCGCACCGCATTGCGGGCCAGGAAAACCGCCTCATCCACCCCCAGCCGGTGGGCCAGTACGATGGCGGGAAGCGGGGCTGTCACGTCGCGGTAGGTGGCGGGCTTCAAGTCCTGGGCCAGCAGCGCCTCGATCAGGGACGTGCGGGCAGCCACGGCGGCCTGGAACACCGGATCGGGCAGGCTGGGCAGCAGCACGTCGATGGCGGAGACCACGCTGGCCAGCGCCGCGTCCCGGTCGGCCTCGGCCCGGTAGTCAGCCATGGCCACCTGGGCGGCGGAAGTCACCAGCAGGCGGCTGCGCAGGGCCTCTTCCCGCAGCAGGTTGCGGCGCACCGCGCCATCCGTGGCGACGACGCCGGTAAGCGCCACGGCGCTCTTGGCGGTGGCCACACGGGCAATACGGGACACCACGCGGGGGCGGTCGGTGTCGGCCAGGCCGCTGCTGTCAGCGCCGCCGCCCAAGGCATCGGCCAGGCCCCGGAAGGCCGAGGCGTAGGCGGCGGGCATTCCCATCAGCGTGGCCAAGTCGCCCTTGACCCCGGCGATCAGGCCCTTGATCTGGTTCGCCCAGGTGAGCGGCAAGGTGGCCAGGGAAATCACCTGGCGCAGTACCTCCAGCTTCTGATGCACGGCGGCGATGAAGGCCGTCATGCCGTCGGCGCTCATCGGCTCCAGGCCGAAGTCATCCTCCACCGCATCCGCCAGCTTGCGGGTGCGGTCGAAGGCCACGTCCACCATGTCCGGCGTCGGCTGCACAGTCTCGCCGCCGGGAACGAACTCGATGGCGATGGTGCAGTAGCCGCCCTTGTCGGTGCTTTCACGCAGCGACCAGTTGTGCGCCCGAACCCAAAGCAGGCCCAGCCACGGGTGGGTGAGCCAGTCCGCGCCCGGCTCGGCCAGCTTGGCCAGGAAGCCGTTGCGCTCCAGGTCGTACTCCGGGCCGATGAAATAGGCGTTCAGCTTCCAGTCCCACGCCTTGCCGCCCAAATCCTGGGTGCTCGGCTGTTCCGCGCCGGGGTACTCATGCACCACCAGGCGGCGGCCACCCTTAGCATCGTGGCTTTCGGTCAGGAACTCGAAGCCCCGGAACGAGGCGCGGGACATGCGGTCAGTCCAGGTCATCCCGGCGCTCCTGTGAAGAGATTCCCGGTGTTCATCTGCACGTTGCCGCCGCTGGCCTGCATGGACTGGCCTTGCAGCACCAGGCCGGGGGCCAGGCCCACGGTCATCTTGGCGTTGACGTCGACGGGCTTCTGCTCGGCGGGCTTCAACAGGTCTTTGATGCCCTCCCAGGCCAGGCCGAGGCCGCCGCCGATGGCAGCGCCAACGCCCGTGCCCAGGACCGGCACGATGCTGCCGACCGTCGCGCCGAGGGCCGCGCCGTTCAGGGCGCTGGAGCCGTAGCGGCTGATGGCGGACTCTTCGCCGAATCCCTTCTCCAGGGCATAGCCGCCCACGGTGGAAGCGATGCCCGCGATCCCGCCGACCTTGGCCATCCGCATCGCGCCCTGGCCTACCTTGCTG